TGCTCGGCGTTCAGGTAGAGGCCGAATCTTCGTTCGTGCTCTGTTGCTGCGTCGAGTCGTCCAAGGCTGTCGGCTCCGTAGATGGCTGCGAGAACAGATTCTCCTCGCCACTTTTTTTTTGAAATCCGGAGTACGATATAAATGCCTTGAGCAAGTCAAGACACTCCAGTTCAGTCAACCCGCGTTCTTCGACAGTGCCAACGCCGAACACACTACGTGTCACGCCTGCGACTTTGCCGATGATCTTCTCGCGAAGTGCATCAACCTTCATTAGCTTGAAGTCATCTTCACGGAAGTCTTCGTGCTGTTGCAGTGATCTCCAGAGGACCATCGGATCTGCGTAAACAGTCCGATGGCCGTTCCAGAATTTGAACACGTAGCGGTTGCGGTTAAACAACCATCGAAGTATCAGGTTGATCATGTTTCAACAGACTGTGAAGTACCAGCGTAGGTCGCGAAGTTTGTCACAAGGTGACTGTTCTCAAGGAACAGATAAGTTTTGCCGTCACCAGACTGGCTTGTGTCGGTCGTGAACGGCATGGCTTCGATATCGAAGTCCCAGACTGTGTTCTTTGACCCAATCGGGAACCGGACAGGTCCGGAGTACCAGCAGTTTGGATAGTTCAGTGTCGTTGCAATCGTAACAGCCCCGGCGTCAGCAGCGGTCGCGGCAACGTCTGCCGCACCAAGCAACTGAATCTGAAACGCACGTTTGCCGCAAGACAGTAACCCGCCGATGTTCGTCAGCGTTCCGGCTGCCCCTGTGGACCAGTTTGTGGACGCCTGACCTTCTCTCATCTTCTTCACAACAGCAATGCTGTATTCAACCAGCGATAAACTGATTTTGGCTTTCTTTCCCATGAACTGCCGATCGACAGGAGGGCCAGCAGTTCCACCGTATTGATCGGAGTGGATTGGATTGGTGAAGAACTCTTCTTCAATCTGAACCCCTTCTGTGGTGTATCCAAGATTGACGAAACCGTTCGTGTCTCGAAGATTGATTTTTACCAGCACAGGGCCGGACACGTAGGGGCAAAACAGACCAGTCATGTGGGTATTTCCTTATGGGTATCGTCGGCTTGGAAAGTAATGAGCACGATCACGCCAGAGGTTAATATTGTTCCACTCGGCTATGCTCGGCCCTTCACTGCTGACTTCTCCGGCATTCGTTGCCGCAGGTTCATCAGCCGTGATGACGGAATTCCCGTCCTGCAAGTCCTTGATGTTGTTCTTGCGAATGTCTTCGTAGAATTTCAGAACGTCTGGGTTTGTTGTTGCCCGACGTCGGAACAAGTGAACCATCGCGATCTCGCAGATGATTCTTTTGAAGTACTCAAGGTCAGATCCTTCCAAGGCTGCAAGCTGTGCAGCCTCGTAGCGTCCTCCTTTCCTGAGTGCCGCGATGACTTCACCTTCAGCAGCACACAGGGCTTTATCAACACGCTGATTGTTAGACACGTCAACCGCTGATCCATCGCTGTTGTCATCAACAACAAGCTGCTGGATGTCACGCTCGTCGAACGTGTCAATCAAATCAGAGGCTGTAACGTATGTTGGGGTTGGCATCAGGATTCGTCCTGAGGTGTTCGCTGTGGTTTGTGTCCGAAGACTGATGATTACACTGCGTTCTGGAACATAACCGCAGTTTCTGGAGCGGTGAGGATGTATGTGTAATCCTCAACAACGCGGCCAGACGTTCGGCGGTTGTCCTTGTCCTTCTTCGTTTCTGCTGTCATTTCTTCATACATGAAGCATGTCAGAGACGAGAAGGATGGTGCTCCGTAAGTACCTTCAAGTGAACCCGGACGGGCACAGATGAACGGCGTTGCGGTTGGCAGAACCTGAGACTTCGTTGAAGTGGCTCGCTTGCGTGATGTCACGCGGCGTGTCTTCTCAACGATCAGGTTCAAACCGTACAACTGAGAAGGCAGACCGTAGAACGAGTTCTGGTTGCTCGTTCGCAGATCACCACGGACCTGTGCCAGTGCATCAGGAGAACCCTTGATGTACTCGACGATCTCCTGACACTCAGCCAACTGTCGGGCCAAAGTGGAGTTGATCACCAAGTACAGGTCGTCGATGTCAACAGCCGCCAGCGTGTCGTCCAGAATCAGTTCGCGTGCCGTGTTCAGGCTGCGCTTGATGTCCTGACGGTTGCTGGTGGAAGCCGCCCAAGTGCCGGTGTTGCCGGACACTGCGGAGATATCCACGACGTGGCTAGAAATGTGGTTTCCAGTTGTCAGCATGGCGTTCAGGGCAAGCATCGTGCGGGCTGTCATCGCCTGCTGTGCTTTACGCTGAGCGTTCTGTGCGACGATGTCCCAAGTTGCCTGATCAACAGCCTTGTCACCGATCGTGAAGGCCCACTGACGGCGAGCCGTCTGGAATGCCTTGTACTCGTGCTCCGAGGTGCCATCTCGGCCACCCGGTGCGTTGTCGCCATCGTTCCACAGGGCATCAAGGGCGGTGTCGTCGAGGATTCGACCGCCTTCATCAATCGTGCACTTCAGGTAGTAGCCAATGCTCTTTGGAGCTTTGACGATCTGAGTGTACTTGTTGACGTCAAACTTTTTGACGTTGCGGCTGAAGTCAATGACAAGTTTCCCGCTCGCTTCATGCGATGGGACGAAGGTGTTGTTTCCACCCGGTAGAACAGCGGTCATGTTGTGAATCCTTTCACAATTGTTTCAGAAAAACCCATTCAACTGGGCAGATTAGGCTCCGAGGTATCCGAACAGGAGACGCACGCGAACTGCTTCGCCAGCGGAACCTGATTCCAATGCAAGTGCTCCGTAGCAGTCTTTGTCTGTGCTGGCTGTCACGCCACCACCAGATGCGTCAGACTTGAGCAGGTCGCCCTGAGTGCAGCCACCAGATCCGATGATCAGAAGAACCGGGCGGTCTTCCTGTAGACCGTCACCAACCACATAGATGGTCACAGGATCGCCGGACGCTGCGGCGTATTCAGTTTGCGATGGCAGAGGGGCGTAACCGCTTGCCTCGCCAGAGATCCCAATCATTCGCTCACCTGCTCCACAGGTTGCGACAGTGTTGGTGCCAGACCGCTTAACAAAGCGAGATGGGCCGATGTTGGCAGATGCCTTGAACATGAGTGAATCCTTTCACTGGTGTATTCAATTGGTGTACAGACGCTCTTTGTCTCACCGTGAGACAGAACTAGCCAGCGGTGCTCTTGCCGCTTTTCTTTTCTGCACAGTACCGTTCACGGGCAGTGACGTAGTCAACGTCATGCTTGCGTGCGTATTTCATAACGCCGTCCACGTCAGCAGCAGTCAGCTCATCGACGCCGTTGCCAGTTTCAGGCAGTTCACCTTGCTTGCCAACTCCTGCGATTGCTGAGAAGTCAGCAACAGCAGCAGGAGACTTGCGGTAATACTTTTCGATTGTTTCGCAGTGCTGTGTGAACTGCTCATCAGACTGGGTTGATACCCGTGATAGTTCGCCCTGAACGTCGAATTCAAAGCCGTCAGACTTCAGCTTTGCGAGCTTGCTGTAGCGTTCTGATCCGATCAACTTGGCTTTCATGCCAGCATTCTCGGCTTCTAATGCGACGATACGTGCTTCCAAAGCCTGAAGTCCTGCGCTCTTGGAATACTGTTCTTTGTCTTCAGTTGCCATTGGGTTTGTTCCTTTATTAAATGGCAGTTTGTTCATAGGACCGCCAGCATCCGGCTTAGGCGGCATCTGTGGTGGTGCTCCTGCACCCATATCTGAACCAGCATCTTGCGGAAATCCGCCAAGCTGGGGTTGTCCCATTGGATCTTCTCCTGGCATCCCCGGCATTCCGAGTGCTCCAGACTGATCATCTTCGTCCATTGGCATGTCGGCCATTTGTGGTGCTTGATGAATAAGCGGATTTGGTGATCCCGCCTTGCCGTCTTCTTCCATCTTCTGAACGAGATACTGGCCCATTGCCGAATTCATGAAGGCTTCCATGATCGACTTAATCAGGCCGGATGGCAGTTCTTCTTCGTCGCCGTACTTGTCTCGATCATCGCTTGGTACGAACGTCCCGTTTCCACCCGGTGCTACCATCATGTATCTCTCAACCTCAACGTCTTCTCCGTGTTCGGATGGGCGATTGAAGTATCTGGCAGGAGGAAGATTCAGTCTTGGCTCATCGGCTCCAAGTGCAGCAATCGGGTAGAACGATCGCTTGTGAACATCCGGCAGAGGCAGAACCTCAACAGATCGCCCGCGTCGTCCCTTCAGCAGTTCGTCACGATCCTTGCGGTGATACTCATCAGCAAAGATTGCGTAACGTGGCTTCGTGTTGCCGATCATTCCAAGGCGATAAGCTCCGGTATATCCAAGCACTTCAGGCTCCGGATCGGTCCGGTTGTCTGATGTGTGTCCGTTGGTAATTGGGCAGAACTTTCCGACGTCTGCGATCTGCTCGTTCATGTTCCGGCAAATAGAAGCCAATGCCTTGCGGTCATACTTCACTGCGGGAATCGTTCGACCATCGCGAGACTTGCGGGCTGGAACTTCATGTTCTTCGAAGACAGGGATATCACGCCGTTCAAGAAAATCAGACGACCTGTGATACCGTCTGGCTTCGGCTACCTCTGGTTCATCGCCAACATGAGAACGCCATGCCTCGAAGCACTGCCGATTCCTTTCAGCAGTGTTCGGGATATCAGTCATTGCAGACTGATGAAACCGGATCGCAAAATCCGGCTGGCTTTCCCCGTCCTTGGGTACTAGATGACTCATAGCGTCCTGCCTTGAATATCGAAACCGCCCAATCCATTGGGCAGTTACGTGAATTGTCAAGTATGCAATAGCGACTGTCAATGACTCACGCGGCCAGAATCGACACTGATGTGAGAATTAGTTGTCCTCGTAACCGCCACCGTTCTTCTTGCTTGCTGCAATAGCTTCCACAACGCCGTCAAGCAGTTCGTGCAGGGTGTTGTCGAGTGCATCGACTCGGCTGGTCATCTTGGCGAGTGATAACGCCCAAACGCGAGTATTGAGCGGAATGAGTTTCCAGCAGGCGTGACAGACGGGGACTTGAACGCAGTTATCCGGGCGATGCGGGGCGTGCCATTGCCCACATGCTCCGCACAGATGCTTTTCGCCTTTCGGTCCTGTCGCCATTACCTGCCTCGGTTTGGTCTCTGTGATCCACGGTCGGGATTGCCGCGATTCGGGCCTGCTCCCTTCTGTGGACGGTACGGGCCAATCACCCTCTCACGCAACTGTGAAACGACAGTCCTGCCTGATTTTTGCTCGACTCGCTTCCGTCGTTTCAGGATCTGAATGCCGTTCACGATGACGGCTCGGCGTGGGACATAGCCACGAGAGATGGAATCCAGATAGTATTCGTACTGTGAACCGGCAACAGTCCCTCTGACGCGAAGCCGGTCCCAAACGAATCCGCCTTTGGAGTTAGCGGCTAGAAACTCCTGAAACAGCTTCGGATGGACGTTCTTGTAGCCATATGTCGGGCCTGATCCCAATTGCCCACCGTTACCGTGCTTTTGCAGGTACTTGACGAATAGCGTCGATGCCAGCGG